ACTGCGGGTATCAAAATGGGCGAGAGATTGAGCGCTCCATCCCAGCTTGTTTCGTGCGGCAACGAGGAACGCTGCCCACACCTCGGCTATCCCCAATGGCTCATCGTTGACAAGGCTCACTGACCCGCTGTTATCATGTATGAGCCTTGCGTAGATCGGCGTTGCGCTTCCCGCAATGCTTTGCAGCAACTCGTCTACGGTAGGCAAACGCAAAGCCGTCTGTATCTCTTCAATAGGCGTCGGCCAAGGAAAATCAACGTCAGGGTCTAAGCCGGGCCGTATAGGATGAAAGATGTTCAACCCCGTTGGGCCTATGTCGCTAGGAATATGGACAACGCGAATAACCAACTCTAAACCAATCGTTTCAAAACGAGTACGCGCAGTTAAATATAGAGCGTTCCACGCGTCCCACGTTTCCTGGACATTGAAGACGTGATACGTAGACGATTCGTCGATCAGGAACATAATGTACACAACCCCGTCACGGCACGTCACGGCTGAGCCTGACTTGCTCTGCACAAAGGCTCCCGTTTTCGATTGACACGGCCCTTGTAGTGGCTGGCTCATTATGGAATCTCCGCGAACACGCGAGGATCGTCGAGCGATAGCCAAACCACATCCTCGTCAGCGGTATCTTTGATGCCCAGGTCGGCCACGCGGGCGGCTACAATGAGGGTATGGTCCGGAACGTACCGTGGCGTTATCTCGTGGAACTCGACGATCTGAGTTGTTCCAGAGCCCTGCCCTTTGATGGCCCTTCTTTGCTGGAGCGCAGGGTCTCCATAGAGATAGTCAATGCCATCTACGTTCTGTTGGTGGAATGACGCTTTGCGCAAAAGGAACGGCTTGGCCACGCTTGTAAACCGTGCCGGAGTCGCCGCTTCTTGGGCTGCCGTTTGGCAGTCCAGGTAATCGTCACGCACTAGCGAGACTTTCATTTGCTGAAATACATTGCCACCACTGGCAATCGGTCTCTCCTCCTTGACAAGCTCGATCCGAAACGTCCCGTCGCGCTTGATGAGCCGCAGCCCTTCGCCGACACGAATGCCGTCGAGAGTTGCGACGGTGCGAAACAGGTTCGTCCACTGTGACGCCGAGGTATCCTCGAACAGGGTGCCGGGGTTTATGATTGGGAAGCCTTGAGCCACTAGGAAACCACCATCGTAAGAAGATCGTTCAGGTTGAATATCTTGTACTCGTTCAGTTGGTCGTCAACGAACTTGCCTTCGTTCGGCGTGCCGTGTTGTCGGATCACGTATCGATCGCCAGTGTCCTTGTCCTGCCAAGACGGATGGATGTTCTTCGGCTGCTGCTGGTCCTCCGTCCACAGGAACGACAACGACACCGCATGCGAAATGCCGTGCAGAAGTTGATTCGGCGGACCAGCGTCGAGCGTTGTAGTTGGCGTGCCTGCTTGGTTGGTCGTGATTTGGAAATCGGTAAATCGCATAAAGCCAGGGCTCGCGCCGAGGAAATCGTGCGAGTTCGTTCGGCCACGCAAGAACGCCAACTGCCCGCCGACCGAGAGGTTGAAGTTCGCCACGTCCCGACGAATCGTAAGCTGTGCGCCGTTCACTTCCTTTTGCCGCGTGTTGGCAACGCGATCCGTGTCGTCGCCAGACGCCAGCGCGAGGTAAATAGTCTCGCCGCGAATGCTTACCGATGCCGACGCTGCGGCCTCGTCAACGACTTTGTAGTTGCGCTGCCCCCAAGGCGACACGACGACCGTACCGTCAGCCAGCGTGAACGGCTCTTGTGTATTGACCTCGACTGATTCGGAAACGCTACCCAGCGAGAAATCCCACCCGGCAAGCTGCGGCTCCTGTGCGTCGGTTATCAGACCAGACGGGAGCGGGCCGTACTCCATGCGCACGATCCACCGCTTAGGATTGAGCCGCCGGACGACGACCGCGTTCTTGAGGATAGCGAAGTACGCCCAATGGAATCCGCCGGCCGCCGTGAACTTGAACGGCGGGAACGAGCCGAGCGGGAACTGCGTGTACATATACTGCACAGGGTCGTCGTCTACCTCGTCGATATTGACGTGATAGGACGCGTTGAAATTCGCACCGGCAGAGCCCCGGCTCGATCCTTCGCGACTGTTGAATATCTCAATGTGCGACGGCATTACACGCCAGCCCCTACTTTTCTGCCACTGTTTTCCATGCGCTCAAGCGTGTCGGCCAGCCGCTTGGTTTCTTTCAGCATGTCCATTCTGGTCGCCTGCGCCTTGACTTCCGGACCCTGCGTTACCAATCCGGTGCCCGCGCTGTTGAATCGACCGGCCTCGACGAACCCGCCAGCCTTGCCGCCGCCCGTTGTTCCACTGGTCTGGATTCCGGAAATCGACCGTGCTTGCGCAGCCGAAACGCTTCCCTCGCGAAGCCCTTGACTCAATGCGATCGCGATCAGCTTCTGGCTTTGGGTCTGCTCTTTGAGGGCCGCTATGGACGCGGAAACGAACGACTCGGCCTCGCGCACCGTCTGGACCGATCCGCCAGCGACGCGCGACTCCTCCGATTGTGCTGCGATAGCCGCCAAATCCTTCGCCGCTTGGACTCGCTGCTGATCTACTGCGGCCAAACCCTTGAGCCGGATCGCCTCTTGTTCCTGTTGCGTTTTCTTTTCCGCCTCGATGCGTCGCCTGAAAATGATGCTCTGTTTTTCGACGAGTAGTGCTCGAAGCTCTGGGTCGTCAACACCGCGTCCCGCGTCGACCCTGCTCGGTCCCAGCCCGGCCTTTGTCCTCTCTAATTCGATTCTGGCATAGCGACGCGCACGTACAAGCGACGTCTGCGCGCGGCGAATGCGGACGATGTCTTTCGTTTCCTGGTCGGCAAGGCTGCGCTGTGAATCCTCAAGCTTCTTCGCGTCTTCGGCCGCACCACGGAACGCGAGCGACAACAACCCTACTACTGCGACAACGGCGGCGATGGCTACGGTGACGACGCCGCCAGATGCGGCGAGCGAGACCAGTTGACCGGCCAGCCCGACGACCGGCGACCCAGTAGCGGCGGCTGCTGCGCCGAGCCCGCCAGCGGCAACGGACGCTTTATTTAATCCCTGCGTTGCCTTTTCGGTAGACTTCGTGACCTTAGCGAAATCGTTCTGCATGTTCTGGGTTGCAGAGCGCGTCGCCGTCTCATTCGACTTGAGTTGCGCCTGGTAATTCTTCTCGTCTACTTCGAGCCTGAATACCGCTTCGCCGAATAGGTCTTTCGCCATCGTTCACCTATGAAAAACGCCCCGCGTGCGGAGCGTTATGCGGGCCTGTTCTCATCCTTCATTGTCTTGAGCAGTTGCACAAACTGCCGATACGTCAGCCGGTAAACCTGTTCCGGCATGACGTTGTAGTAGCTACACAGGCCACCTACGCAGTCTCCCCATTCTTCGATTTTGGGGGGCTCTCGTCCGTCGTAGGGCGGTTGCTATCGACGCCCTTCACTACCGGCGTATCGGAAATCCACATGAGCACCTCGAAAAGACCGGTCATCACATCGACCTTGGCCGTGTCCCGGAACTGTTCCCACGTCTCGGTGGACCCGCCACGCTTGAGGCTGAGCCAGAGCATTCGCATTCGACCAGCCTGGTCGTCGGTCTGCTCGAACAGCGTGAACGAACGGCCGGCCACTTGGCCCATCGCCTTGCCGAGTGCTTCCGGAGACAGGCCGCGACACTTCATCGCGCCTTCAAACAGGGCGGCGAAAGACTCCGCTTTCAGGAACGCTTGCAAGTCGGCGTAGTCGTTCAGTGTCAACTGCTTGAGCGGGTATTCGTTCCCGTTTATCTTGATCGGGTACGTCGCGTCGCCCATGTCCGAGCACGATTCCGGCTTTACGTATTTGACAGATGCTTGCACAAAACCTCCTATACGGTTCCAATCAAAACAATTTCGTAATTCACTGTATTCGTTGACGTGATCGTTATCACGTCTGCACTGGTCGCTACAATAGTCCATTCGTCGATCGGATTCGTACGATACACTACGCCGCCTGGGTCAATCTGCTCTGTCGGTGCGGTACCGCCGAGTACGACCGTAGTATAAAAGTCGCCCGAGATAATGAGTTCGTCGGCGGCCGTTGACGACAGGTTGCCGATGTAAATGGCCTTGATGGTCGTGAACACCAATGCCGTGCCGAAATCGTCGGTTAGCGAGCCAGCGTCCAGATCAAAGTTGATCGAGGTCGATGCAAGCGACGCGGTTTTCTGCCAGAACTGATTGGCCTGATTGTCTCCGGTTCCGGTGTTCCAAAGCTGCTCGCGCACCATCGACATTTGCACGAGCGGGTTATTGAACGCTCCGGACCCGACGAACTGGCCGGACATTTCAAACTTGGTTGCGGCATTGAGCGTCGCCATACTAAGCCCCCAACGAAGTAAGCGTTACCGGTCCGCTCGACTCGAAGTCAAGCGTGACCGTGAACTGCCCCGATTGCTGCACGCTCATTCGCATATTCGAGACGACCGCATCGAACTGGTATCCCTTTCGGGTTGCCTGCGTCGTGTGCGATCGCGTGTACAGGATAAACGCGGCGGTAGGCGAGGCGTTGATTGTTCCGGCCGTCCCGATAGCGGGTACCGCAGAATCAAGACCCCAGCCACTGCATGATCCGGTCATGTGGTACATGCCGTATGATTTCTCTTTGAAATTGACGGTGATCGTGGCCTCGCCGTTAGCGAACGCCGTCGAGTCGAAAACCTCGTGCTCAAGCGTCGAGTTCCATTCGGTCACAACGATGTTCGAGCCGGTCATACCGGATTGCAGGGCTATTCCGCCTTCACTCCCAAAGGGCATCGTTGCCATAATCGCACCGCCTATCTACGCGATCGTAAGATCACCGCTTGATTCAAAGTTCAACGTGACGCCAGCCTCGCCGGTTTTTACCGTGCTGACGTTCATCGTGCCGATCACCGCCGCAAACGTGTACGTACGACTTGCCGATGTTTGCAGGATCATGCCCGCAATCGCCGGGGTGTTATCTGTTGCCGCCGTCCCGATCTCCGGTGCGATCGAATCCAGCATGTACCCGGTAATCGTGCCTGTCATCGTGGACATGCCGAGCGCCTTGACGCGAGCGTTGTCGGTGACCGTGAACGGGGTGGCGTCGATAATGTCCTGCGTGATCGTCCCTTCCCATCCGGTGACAACGATCGTCGCGCCTTTTTCTGTCGAGCCGAGCGTTACCCTGCCCTGGCTACCTGATATCAGCGTCGCCATTATTTCACCGGCTTTCGGTTCTTGCGGATCAGCGTATTGATACGCCTCGTCCATTTGGCTTGTTTGTCGTGGATGACAGGCGCGACGAACGGACGCGCCAACATCTTACCGGTGCCACCTTCGAGCCAGATACCGTATTGGAAAAGGCGAATAGCGAACTGCCTGCCCTTGCGGACGACTTGGATACTGCCTTGCAGCGCGCCGGTTCTGCGGCGCGGCGGTCGCCCTGGACGGGACGCGGGACCACTCAAGCCGGTCTGCTTGCCGACCTTCTTTTGCAACGCCGCAGCCATTTCTTTCGTGACTGTATCGAGCGCCTTCGTTGTGGCTACGCGCGTGCCCTGGATGATCTCGCCGGTATGGAACTTGATACGCCGCATTCGTGTTGCGCTAGCCATTAGCCCACCGCCCTTGCTGGCGACTGCGCACCGAGCACCGCGTACACGATGTACGGAATCGTGCATTGGAAAACCGCGCCTTCCCGCTCGATGAGCGGCGGGCCTTGTCGGTGCATCGAAACGCTGTTCATAGCCCCATCGCTGAGAAGTACCTGATCGTCAAAGGTGTTCGTGATGGCATCGGCCATCTTTCGGATATTTGTAGCCGTGATGGCTGAACTGTAGAGCACGAATTCGCCGTCGTGCTGTGTAATGTCCTGATCGAACCCGTCCAGGTTCGCGCCGCCCGTTTCGATCCATCGCGCGTACGCTTTGGGCGTCTGCGAATCCTCGCCGAGTTGGTACAGCTTCCGGCAGTGCGTAACGCACGGCTTGTCGGCCTTGAAGCGTCTCTCAATGTGCGGAAATACGTCATTCACGATGCACTCTGGGAAGGACGGGTAAAGATTCGCTCGGAGGACGGATCGGATGCGTCCGACGTGCCGATCGAGATCAGCGGCTCTTTCGAGACGCTGGTCGGCTCGGTATCGTTCGTGGCGAGCATGACCTTGCCGGTCGCGAGCTTCTCAAGCCACGCGATCGCGTTATCGTAGGCCAGTTGGATGGCTTCGGTAACGCTGGCCGCTCGCACGCTCAGATACCACACGGCGAGGTCGAGCACCTTAGATTTGATCTGATTGGCAAGCGACGTGTGGTCGCCGACCTTGAGCGGGATTGCGTACTTGACCGCAGCGTACGATTCGACGTCACCCTCGGCGTTACCGAGTACCTCGGTCAGTACGGCCTCATCGGGCGTGCCGGATTCCTGCGTACCTGTAAGATGGGCCACCGCTTCGTTGTTCTCGAAGCGTGCCTTGAGTTCATCGTTAGAGGCATAGACACCCACACTACTTGGCTCCGATTAGCTCTGTCGCTTCCACGGGCTGCGGTTCGGCTGCTTCCTCTGGCTTGGGCTTTGGAAGCGACGATGTTTTGACGGCTCTCTTCGGCGCGTCTTCTTCGAGCGAATCGTCAAGAATAACTCGTTCTCCGTCCGCGATTCTCGTTGCGGCTACCTCTGCCCGAAGTTCGGCTTCGTACTTCTGGACGCAAGCCACTTCGTTTTGAGGCACGCTACAGAACTCGGCCCAACGCGCCCGGCGAAGCAGGCGAGAATCGAGCCCGCTATGCTTCTTGGCGGCGAGGTCCGGGTCGATCACGAACGTACCGCGCTCGTCTCCGGGGTTCGTGACCGTGTACGTTTTATGATCGGCCGGAACGCCACGACGAATATCGCGGGCGATCAGATCATCCTTAACTTGCGCGGTGATAGCGCGGTGCGCAATGTTGGAGTTCTTTTCCGACCATACCGTCTTGTCTTTGTTGAACGGAAACACAAAGCCTCGCTTTCTAGTTAGTCGCCAGTGTTGAGTACGCAGAATCGCGGATCACCGTATCCGAAGCGGAAACGCTGCCGCGTGAGCACCTTGAGCCCGTCGTTATCGGCGATGTGCTCGGTGCTGTTATACACGACGATTTCCAGGTTTGTTCGTGCCTGATAGATGAACGGCATGCGCTTCGAGCGACCGACTGCCGAAAGGTAAATGTCGTCAGCGGCAGCCGTCAGATTCGGGAGCATGTCGACTTCGAGCAGGTTCAGGTAGTACGGATTCGATGAACCGCTGTTGGTCAGTTGCGATTTGATAAGCTCCGTGGTCCGGCGCAGATACGTGGCCGGAACAATCAGCCGCAGCTTAGTCATTGCCTGGGACGTGTAACCGACGCGACCCTGCTCGTCTTGGAAAAGCGCCATTGCCGCGATCATGTCCTTAACGCCGTCTTCCATGTTCGCGAGCGTCGGATTGTCTGCGGTCATCGAGACGGCAAGGCTATTGTCAAAAGCCGCACTATCTCCGATCGTGTGACTGTCATTGAAGAACGACGTGCCGTTGAAAGCGTTGTCGGACGTCCCGGCTTCGATCAACGTCGAGAACAGGCTGTCGTGGAAGGTCGACCACGCCAGCGCCGCGTCCTGATTGGCTCGCGCTACGAATCCAGTCTGGTCATCTTCTGCGGTATCGCGGTCGATGACATATGACATTTCGTAGGTGCGGTTCGTGATCGTCAGCGTGAAGTCGCGCAGGCTTTGGAAGTTTCGCCCGCTCAACTTGTGCCGAGGAATCGGCAGGGTGCCGAGCCACGCATGGTTTTCGTCCTTGGCATCCGACGGGATGATCTGGCAGTGCTTGTCCCAGACCGTCGGCGCACCGTCCATCGCTTCCATGAATTCGGCCTTGACGCCGCGTGTCGTTACGTTTGCGAAAATGTTCGCTGCCATAGTTTTTCTCTCTTAGAACAGGACGATTTTTGCCACGAGGTCAACGACGCCGGTTGCGTTGCCCGATGGTTCTGTAGTCTGAACAAGCTGTACCCCCACGTCGGCGGGGATAGCGATCATGTTATCGAGGTCCGCAGTACCGATACCGAACATCTTGCCGACCGCGCCTGAGATAAGCAGGTCCAAAGCTACGGCGTTGTCCTCGACGTCCAGGGTCAGCCCTAAAGTCGTTTCCGTCGCGGTCGTATGCGTTACGGAAATGATTGCATCGGTCGTTGCCGTGTCGATGGTCGTCGTGATAACGGCCGCCAGATCGGACATATAGCCGCCGTTGTGATTCTCCTGCTCATGCAGAATCTGCATCGTCAAGCCTGCCGTCCCAACGTCCCATCCCCTAACCACTCGCGTGAGCTCGCCGGGCATAACGCCTGTAGGCTTGAGCCGAACGATGACGTTGCCAGCGGATTCAAGATGCACAAGCGTTCCAACAACGTCGATACTGCAAGCGCCAGCTTTCGCGATCGTTTGGTTGTCGGTGGCGTACACCGATCCGCCGATGTCGAGAATGGTCGCGGATGTCAGCGCGTGAAGGAAATACCCTTCGGTCAGAACCTTGCACGTCGCGTCGCCCGCAGCCGTTTGGCTGTCGATATGCTCTTGTGCAATACCGATGAACAGGATCTGATTCTGTACCGCCGTCAAATCCTCGGGCGTGAACATGACCAGATTGCCGACGGCGTTGAGGCCAACGAATCCGCCCGCGTAGATCACGGTGGTAGCCGCGACCGGGAAATCAACGTAGTACGCGCCCTGGATCACCTGCTTGTGGTCGGGTACTGATCTATCTGCCGTCAATGCTGCCATGATTCAGACTCCTAGACCAGCGTGACATTCAAGCCGGGCCATGCGTGCTGCACGATACAAGAATCGCCGCTAATGAAATTCAAAATCCATCCGAACGGGGCGTCGCTGGACGCTGCCGATAGGTCGAGCGTTTGATCGTCTGACGCCCAACATGCGTCGCCGATGTTCGCGATGGTCGTTGACGCAACGTTGTGAATGATCGCGGCACCGACAAGAACGGGGCACGTATCGTAGCCGTCCGATTCGCCGGTCCCGTCCTTCTGTTCCATCGCAATACCGAGGCACGCGCCGCCAATATCGGTTACGGGAACAATGTCGCCGCCAGCATCGATTTGAACGAAAGCGCCCTTGTAGATGATGTCGGCACCCGCGCAGCTGTAGTCGATGATGTAGCCGCCCGATACGCCGCCCGCCGTATGGAGGACGTTCGGTACCGCCCGATCTGCTGACAATGCTGCCATCGTTATGCCTCTACGGGTTCCAGCTCTTTGAGTTCGGCATCGGTCAGCTTCGCCATGCCCTCGTCATCGAGAGCGGCCCTGATCCAACTGCTTTTCCGTACGGTAGGCTCGGTCAGCCCGTCGTACTCTGCCGACGCCTTGGCGATGGCGATACCGCGCTTGCCGGTCGCGCCGGTCGGTGTGTCGCCGCCGCTGAAATCCGTCTTGGTCGGATCGGCGAGCACCGGCTGCCTTGCCATGAATGACTCGAAGCCGTCGATGTCATTCGTTGCCAGTGCTTCGGCGCTTGCCATTTGCTTCTTGTCGTTCGGGTTCAGTCTACCCGTTTCGACGTGCGCCGCGATCGACGACTTGACTTTAGAGGTCGCGTCGGCCTTGTCGCGTTCGGCGAGATTGCTTTCGGCGGCTGCGAGCCGCTTGCTTAGGTTGGAGGTCGCGCCGCTATTGACGGCCTGCTTGTGGACCGCTTCTGCGCACGCCTTGACCGTGGCGTCTGGTTTCAGGCCGAGCGCCTCGGCGAGTTCCTTGCGTTCGGCTTCCTCTTCGTCCGAAGGCGCGCCGGACTGCAAATCGCGAGCCATTGCAAGGATCGTTACCGCGTCTGCGTCGTCGGCGAGATCCGCACCGTTGTCGCGCATCGCAGCGGCCAGCGCATTGATCGCCTCGCCAACCGCGTCGAGTACTTCGACTTCCTCGGGCGGTAGATCCTCAACGGCAATGTCAACGCCAGGTGCGATCTCTTCGCCCTTGGCCAGAGTGCGCCACGCGACAGGGCGTCGGTAGTTTTTTGTCGAATGCGTTTTCTTCGCCATGCTTGGCTCCCTATTCAGTCGCCGTTCGGCGGCTTCGAGTAAATCGGGCATATTCCGCGTGCGCGGTTTGTTCGTGAGTGCAACGGAGTCCAGTTCGAGGACTGTGTTTTTCTTTTCGTCGAAGAAGATGACGGGCGACAGGTATCGGTACGCCTGCGACTTGATTTCGGCTGCGGCTTGTTTCGACCACTTGACGGTCGCGACCAGCCCTTTGCCTTCTTCGTAGGCGAGCCCCGTTACCCATCCGGCGGCGAGCGCTTTCGCTTGCTTCCCCTGCGCGGCGCGCACCGTCGAGTGATGGTAATCGACCGGAATATCGACCCCGTGTTTCTCGAATGCCGCGATCACCGCGTCGGCACCCGCCTTGTCGAGCTTCACATCTGGGAAATCTTCCCAGTCGAGCGAGCCGTCGTGAAGTAGCTGCACGCTGCTCGGCGCGTCGTCTGCAAGCTCAAGATATGCAACGCCAACCGTGCTCATACTGGTCTATTGGCGTGTTACGCCCGATCCGTCAAGGGCTCTTGACAGGTGCTATCTGATCGGTATCGTCAACGGGCATGTGTACCGAACATACCGCAGGCGACCGCGACACCACGCTAATGACCGCCAAGGAAGTATCAGCCAAGCTAGGAATTTCTGAAAGTTTCTTGTGGAGGCGAATAAAACGGAAAAAGTTCCCGCCGCCGTTGCACATCGGACGTTCAGCCAAGTGGCCGACCTACGTTGTCGATGAATGGATTATGGAGGCTGCGAAGTGAAGCCCTACTACGACCACGGTGGAATCCAGATTTGGCACGGCGATTGCCGGGAGATACTGCCGACGTTGGGGAAGGTGGATTTGGTGCTTGTGGACCCTCCGTATGGCGTGGCTTACGAGACCGCCAGGCGGTCTCGTAATGACAAACTTCGCTGCCCTGTTTCGGGCGATGGCAGCTTGGATGTCTTCCGGTCGGCGTGGCCCAAGCTGATTGACCGGCTAGCGGATGATCGGCATTGGTACGTGTTCGCTTCCCCAAGAAAGATTCCCGAAGCTATGGAAATTGTCCAGCCGAAGCAGGTGCTCGCATGGGACAAAGGCGACCGTGGCACTGTCGGTGATCTCGAAGCAGGTTTCGGCGAGGCATGGGAGGCGATCTTGTACGGCATGCAGGGCCGTAGGCCGCTCAATGGTAAGCGCCCAAGGTCTGTGCTTCGTTACGATTGGTCCAGCACGATGGACCCGCTTCATCCAACCGTGAAGCCCGTACCGCTATTGTTGCGACTTGTGGCAATGAGCACCTTGGATGGTGAGACGGTTCTGGATGGCTTCATGGGTTCCGGCACCACCCCCCGCGCCGCCAAAGACCTGGGACGCAAGGCAATCGGCATCGAGATCGAGGAACGGTACTGCGAAATCGCAGCTAAACGAATGGGGCAGGAAGTGTTCGAATTCCCTACACCATGTCAGCCGGATCAGACTCCTTCGGCATAGGAATCCCGAGCATTTCGTACTCCACCTTGCGATCGACGCGCAGCCCGTGTTCTCTCGCATACCTCAGTTTGTCGAGGTTCAGAGTCTGCGATTCAACGTCCACCGCCTCGACCATGTGCCGATTGAAAAATGGCATGGGCACGGCTTGACCCGGGAACCTGTTGCGAACCATCGGCGCGATGACATAACGGCCAATCGTGCGACGCTCCGTAGCAACGTCGTGAACGGTGAGCGACGTCTTAATATCGTCGTGAACCTTGCCTAGCGCGAATGAACCAACTCCCGTTGTTTCTGTCGTAAGCGTTTGACCGAGCCAGGTGATCGACAGTTTGCGATCAACCCAGTCGGCAATCTCCTGGCCGGGGTGCGTTCCCTTCGCTGATTCCTTCATCAGGAAATCCACGTCCTTGCTGGTAATGACGCGCGAATCCGGACCCATGAGCCCGGCGTTGGCGATCAGGTATTTCTTTTCCTCTGCGGTGATAGTATCGGGGTCGTACTGGAAGTGCTTGACCGGCATGCCGAACACTTCGGAAAACGCCATCCAGTCGCTGACACCGTGGTGCTTGAGCGTCCACAGGTAGAGCGACGGACGGGTGAGCGTCACGCGGATCGGTTGACCCGCTCGACAGTTCGGCGTGTGGATGATGTACTTGCCCTCGCTGGCCGGAACGCCGCAGACCATATCTTCGCTTGTCAGGATTCCGATTCGCGATGGGCAGTGCGGGTACGACACGAGCCTGGCTCCGGGCACGTCGTTTGTCTCGGCTAGCTCACCGCGACGCCACACGAGTTCTGTTACCGCGACGCCGGGGCCGTTAGCTGTCGCCAGGTGCTCAAGCGTTTCAGGCCACGTTACGATCGACTCAAGTTGACGCTGGACGTACTTCGCGACGTCTACCGCGTCTTCGTCCTCGGTATCGTGCGGGTCGATTGACCACTCAAGAGCGGTGACAGCTTGGCGACGAAGGGCGGCTACCGATTGCAGGTGTCCGTCCTTGCCCTCGATCTCTTCGCCGATCTCGCACAGTTCGCCAATCGCGCCGTCGTCGATGCGCTTCAAGAGTATCGCCATTCCGGCCGGGGTCGGTGCGTCGGATAGGTACTGGCGCTGATCGTCCAGCACCTCGTTGTGCCGAATCTCTTTCGTACTCACGGTAATGATCGGCCGCAGGCTCTTGATTGGTTGCTGTTTCATAATCTGAACTGTTCCCGTCTGCTGCCTCGCGACGGCGGTACGATAATGACCTCGCTGGTTTGGGCCTGTTCGCAACCCATACATCCATAACGCAAAGCCGCCATCGTGTCTAGATGGCCGCAATTCTCGGTATGGCGATCGTCGGGCTCGCCGCTCTTGGGATTCCAAAAGTAATTCTCGGCTTCAAGTACGATCTGCTCGGCGGCCGATCGCAGTATCTTCAGCCGCCCTTCGACCATCATACGTTGCACAAGCTCGATCTCGCCCTTGACGAAGCCACTCAATCGGCCCGTCTTCTTACGTGGTGCCGATCTGATCTTGGCTGAATTACGAGACCTCTTGAGGCACTTAAGCATCTCGTTCTTGCCCGATAGCTCGGCCGGATCAATGGCGTAGTTGCATCCGTCCCAGCAATGCGAGGCGTGTTGTTCAGCCAGCCCTTGAGATTGGCGATATATCTCAAGGATGGTCCACACTCGATCGACGTATGCGCCCGTCAATATGACCGTGGGGTCGTTGTATCCATAGTCGATGCCACCCCTTAGAGCGTTGGGCTCAAGCATCTCCGGATCGAACGGTAGTTCGTCAACGATGCACTGGCGCATACCGGGGAAGATGAGATCGGCCGAACCTTGCACCGCTTCCTCGGGTGTCGATGGATACTCTTGACGGAATACAGCGATACCGCCGATCGTGGCCTTAATCTCATCTCGCCGCCATTGGAAAGCGTCGTGCCCGAGTTCGATGGCGTAGTCGTCGAAGGCAAGCCGGTAGATGATCTGCTCGTCGGCATCCAGCGTGAAGTCGGCGGGTGGCTTGATCACCAACGTATCGTCTAGAAACCAAGGAACGAACACGGAGATATACGGATGCTCTGGGTCGTACCTCGCCTCATTGAACTTGGCGTAGAATTCCTCTTGCCCACGAGCCGTAGATTCCATGATGAGGATCGTCTTCGGGTCTTTCGCAACCGCCTTCATGGCCGCCGTCAGCGTCTTGGTCTTGTTGCGTTCCCAAAGTGCCACCTCAGATAAATGCAGCACGGTTATCGTGCCACCCGCACCGACGATGGCACCCGCAGCGGTGTGGCAGTTGTACCGGCTATCGGTCTCCGGAAACTTGATCCACATCTCGAATGGGTCCGAGAGGGCAGGGAACGTGTCCACTACCTTCTTGGCGATCTGGAAAATCTCACGAGTCGAATCGGGTACGTGGGCGAGCATGAGCCCGACCTGGTTATCGTAGTGCTGGCACAAGAATACCGTGATGGTTTGCCACAGCGTAGATGCGCCACCCTTGCGGGCTTTAAGGTCGATCTGCCTAATCGGCTTGAATCGACCCGCCTGGAACATGGCAGCACCGAGTAGGATTCGCTGGATTCTGTTGTGAACTAGCGGTACTACCTCGGCGTGCTGGTCGCAAATGAAACAAAAGCCATTGTTGACCCACGACGTGTAGGCGCACAGCCGGTCCAGCATTTCGGGGAGGACTACGCCGTTGGCGTAAAGCTCCATGCAATCGTCAAGGACGTCCTCGTAGTTCGGCTGGTCATTTGGCGTGGCCATTAGACTTGCCGTTTCTCTTGGCCGTGCCATTCGTGGCCGGGCCTGCACGCGCATGCACCCGCAAAGATTCCAAGAACATGCTCTTCGTGATCTCGCCGTCGCCAGCCTTGGCCTCCAGCTCTTCGATCAGATTGATTGTGCCGGGTGCGTATATCTGCGGATTGGGCTGAATGAATGCGGGGATAGTGACTTGGACCTGCGCGCCCTTCGGCATGAATTTGGCGATCGCGTGAAGGTACGCCTCGAAGTTCGTATCGGCGAGTTCGACCAGCCGCTCCATGCCAGTCTTGCCGTCCTTGGATTCTCCGAGCTGATGCCACGACCCGACGATCTCTTCGCGCACCGATTCCATGTGGACGGAATGCTTGGACCGGGCACCCTTCGGCTTCCCCGGATTACCAGCCGCGAAATTACCGCCCGGCACTTCCTGATAAGCCTGGGATTCCTGGGATTCTTTTCCGGGCTCAACAGGCGTAGCTACAACCTGCTCTGTGGCACCCATACACCCGTTCTAAGGCACCGCCACGGGGTTTGTCAAGGGGGCGGGTTAGGTTGTGGTCCGCGCCAGGCGTGATGGGCTGGACCGTACCGTTTTCGTTTTTCGACGTGATCGCTCGACTGCTTGTAGCCAGGCTTTGGACCCGGCTTACACTTGGGGACATTCTCGCCGCGCTTTCGCGCCCGATACCTACTTGAGCGTTCGTTTGCGTCCATCGTCACAATCTACCATGCTGGGAGTACTCGGTCCAGGTGGTACCGACACGATGATAGACCGTGGTGGAGCAGCATTGATGATAAACCGTGATCAATCATTAGAGCAGCTTACTCAGGATTGGTAGATCGTGATGGCTGATTAGCCATTGCGTCATATCCCGCACTTGACCAAAACTATTCTCGTCTGTGCACAGATTCGCTACGCCATGTTTCACGTGGAGATTGCCTATCTTGCCATTCCGGCATGCAGCTCCAAATGATGGGCACGGCACAGCCACCGCACTTCTAGTGGCTTTGAGTAGTCGTCGTGATGCTTCTGTGAATCACCGCTTCCACACACTTCGCACGGCTTCCTCGTGATCTTGCCGCGCCGTTGGTATACGCCAGCGTACGATCTAGCGTTAGCCTTGACCTTGGGAAGCCCGCTCAGCCTGTGCTCTACTCGCCAAGCACGCATGTAGGCAGCGTGGCACGTCACGCAGTACCGCTGCCCGACACGATCGTGTAGATCACCGCAACCAGAACAGCTTGCCATACGTTCGCCCTTCTAAATCAGCAGAAACAACAGGCTTGACCGGATACGCCCTTACGATACTCGTATGGTCGATCGGCGTTGTCCTGCCCAGTAGCCCGCAGATGCTCAGAATTGCGCATAGAAACCATGTCCATCGGTCTGTCATTTGTCTTCCTCCTACGTGTAATTCATCCGTTTGACCTGCTCAAGGTCGCAGATAACGATATTCTGGGGGCCACGTTTAACGGTAGCCGTCTTGGTATTGACCCGCCGGCCGATCGCGTGCACCGACTTATCCGCCTGGACGTGCCCGCAAACGCAGGTCAGCGTAACCCTGTGGCCAACGCAATCGCACCGCTCGAAAGTATTGCTGTCGCATTTATCACAGCTTGCGTTCTCTTTGGCCAAGGCGCACGCTCCAGATAGCATGGTCAGGAATTCGCGTTTAGCTCGGCGCGTCATTTCGCTACCCGCAGATCCTTCGAGCCGCACGGGCACCGCGCGACCGGGGCATCGCATGGTACGACGTCGCCGAGCCATGATAGACCCATGTGCGGCAAATCCCGCGTGATCGATTCGCGACGGTAGCCCTTGACCTCGCCGCACTTGCCGCATTGTCTGACGATTTTCTTGCTCATCGCAAAGCCTCCAAACGTAAAGGTGACCCCGCCCGAAGTCGAGTTGCGACCTCGCTCCTGGCGGGGTGCGTTTGGCGTCGCCCCAATACCACGGGGATCAGTCGTGTTTTCGCACGCTGACGACGCGTATTTCAATAGGGTACTACGTCATTCTGGCGGCGGCACAATCTTCATACCGGTCCGGTTGTTTTCCCTCTCGTCGATGAACGCCTGCGCCATCATACACGCCTTGAGCAGCCCGCCTGCAATCGACTTGCCGACCTCGATGGGCAGCTTGTAGCCGTTCGTCATGCCCTCGTTGATCATCTTTTGCATGAACGCGACCTCCTTCGGACCCTCGGGCTGCCGTGTCGGCCTGGTCCGCAGATACACCCACTCGCACTTGAACGCCGACTCGATCGCAATGCCGAGCGGTACCACGTTCTGCCCGCCGAGCGGGTTGCCGCTCACGTCTAGAATCCTAGCGGCCATTTAATTCCTCCCAAATGTACGAAACACCCAATCGAGCACCGCCCAACCGATGATGAGCAGGCCGCCCGCCACGATCAAATTGACGATCCGATTCTCAGGCTCGGTCATCACGAATCACCCTAAAGGAGCCCGACGCCCGCTGCTGCGTCTCGGGTCAACGAGCGCCGGGAAGGAGGAGACATCGTTATTCAAGCTCCACAGGCATCGAAGCCGCCATCTCGGCACGGGAAACCTCGGCCACGATAATCCACTCGCCGTCCGCGTTACGGTGCCACGTCGTGTGGACGCAGTGGTCATCCTCGTCGCACACCCACGTCTGACGGTAGTCGCCCACTGTAATGTCACCGCTGCCGGTGGTGGCGCAGCCGTACGAAGCGAACCACGCCCCACAGGCCAGCACGTACACGGCACCAATACGTCGCCACCGCTTGATTTTCGCGTCTTTCATGGTTTCTCCTTTGGAATATTGTCGATTTTCCGTTCGATCCGAATCAACGTCGCCTCAATGTGTCCCAGCGACGTCTCGTGGCTCGCCAGCTTACTCTCGTGATCCATCATTTTGCTGCCGACGACCGGAACCGCGATGCCCAACAGCATCAAAAGAACAGTCGCAAGCGCCACAGCCGCCGGTCGCTACATCTTCGTTGAATCTCCCATGCGTGCCTTATACCCGATCGGCCGGGGGTGTAACAGTCCGCCTTACCATCAGCGCGGCACCCGCTTTTGACATATTCAGCATGTCCGCGAGGTACTTAATCGTCACGTCAGGATACAATTCACGTACAATGTCCGCCCTGGCAGCCAAATACGGGTCGGTACTGTATCGCGGAGTACGCCTCAGTAGCCGATGCCGATCGATTCCATGTTTCCGACACGCCCTGTCGATCAACGCGTTGTCGTCTAGGGTTCGCGCGGTCATGCCGCGTCGATCCTTTCCTGTCCGAGCTTGACGTATTCGGGATTACTGTCGATGCCAATGTAGTTCCGGCCGAGCTTCTTGCAGATCACGCCGAGGATTGCCGACCCGCTGAAGGGCTCAAGTACGGTGTCGCCGGGATTCGTGGAGCACAGAACGATCCGCTCTAGCGATGGAGCGTGAAGCTGGGTCGGGTGCCACGGGACGCGGGTTCCGTTGTTGCCCTGGACGCGCGGAGAATCCCACACGTTACCCGGCACCCTTGGCCCCTTCGCTCGCTTGTCGTTCATCTTCTGACGGACAGACTGCACGCGTATCGCATCAGGATTCCAAGTGCAATCGGGATACGCGTGATAGAACAGGTGCCGATGTTCGCCGGTGAAATTGACCTCTTGATACTGGCCAAAGCGTTCGTGCCAGATGATTCGATTTCGACGGGGTATCCATTCTCGCAACTCAATGCCGTGCTCATCCGCTAAACCCTCCGACACAAGCACCCACAAAGAGCCTGTACGGGGGCTTCTGGGCAACAGCCTGACAGACTCGCCAATCCAATCAGCCACAAATTCCTCGAATTCGGTTGCCCCCATCTTGTCGAACGCGGCCCCTTGGCCATAGTCTACGCCTTGATTGTAAGGCGGGTCCGCGAACACCATATCGGCGGATCGATCATCCAGCCGCTTCATGACGTCGATGCAGTCACCGTGGATTATCGTTTGGGTCGCCGTCACTTCTTCTCCAATCCCAAAGCGTTCCCGATCCACGCCTTGGCTGCATCCGGCAGAGGTTCCATCGTAGACCACATTTGGACGTTGTGACGATAGATGCCGTAAGCAAGAACTACGGTCACAATGGCCATCAGAGCGTGTTTGGCCAGCTTGGTTTTCATGGTTTCTCCAATTCCAACATAGTCAGCCAGGCGTATGACTCGAAACCGTGATGGGGATGCGCCTCTTTCCACCATTTACCGTAGCACTCGAAGCAGCCGCATTGCCCCCGATCCGTTACCGTACCATAGAGAAACCCGGTGGCAGCCAATTCATCTGGAGTCACGTCCGCCACCCGCTTAGCCTCGACGGTGAGGACGGTGGCGTATATTGTCTCCTGTACGGTCAACGGTCTACCGAGCAGCACAGTGTTCGTCTCCGGCAGTTCAATCTCCACCACGTCACCGGGACGGTGGGGGGCGAAGCGCTTGACGATATACGACATGCTGTCAGACGTGACCTTATACGGACGGCCAGATTTCTTGCCGACGCAATGAAATTGCCAGTGGTCGTTCTTGCGCTTGCCGTTGGGTACGGACACCATCCGGGGCTGATTTTCCATCGGCTCGACAAGCAACGCCGTGCCGTGCTTGCGTCCGTGGGCTAGGGTGTGCGGGGGGAGGGTGGCTGTTTTACTGACCCGCGATCCACGGCAATCGGGGCACAGCTTCAAGGGCAATTTCTCGAACACGGTCTCCGCGCAACCGTTTACCGGGCAAAGAAGGCGCATACCTCCGGCCTCGTGCCGGCCGTACATTTCGCGGCCATGCAACGGACACTTGACTCGGCCCGGGTTGTTGCTAACGCAAGTCCGGCACGGTGGCGGAAACTTTGGGCAATCCTCGGTCATTTCTTCCTCGCAGTAAACGTCGGCCGCATGTCGAGCGTCATGGCAGCGCCTCAAATGGTTGGCCTTCGGGGTCAGGCGGGAGGGACTCACTTGTGGGCGGGCAATGACATCGCTGCCCAGCCTCGGGCGCAAACCCGCACCCTTGACAGTAGTTGCTCGGTCGCCTCGATAAATCAACCTTGCTGTAATGAGCACCGCACGCCTTGCAAAGCGGCACGCGAGGACCACAGAAGTATCTTCCGCACGTAGGACACGAAACGCCTCTCGATGGCGTTGCCAGGGTTCCCGTACCCATGCAGCGAGGACACTCAATGAACCGACTAAGCCATTCGCCGTTTTCTTGGTACCGCTCTTTGACCTCCATGTGACCGTTGCACCTGGGGCATGGTTTTTCTTCGTTCCCCCTTCGCGTGTCGTCGAAGGCTGCAAATAGTTCCGCCGACCCGGGATTGTCAATATAAGCCCACGCCGCCGCGAGTTGGTCCTTGTGCTTTAGCCTTTGCTCTTCGGATTTGAACCAGGTGTCTCGTTCCTCGTCGTAGAGTTCTGCGCAACGCTTCGTCAGCCGCTCAACCTCCGCACGCGATTCGGCTAGCTGCTTTCGTAGCGAGGCGTTGGTTCGGAGGAATACGACCACCTCCGCACGCAGGCGTTGGACTTCGACTGCAAAAGCCTTGGCATCGTGGTCAACGCCTCGACTGCTGTGGCCAACCTCCCTGCCTGCGTATATCTGTAGCTTTTCCTCGGTAATCTGACCTGGATTACCGATACGTTTCTGTCGCTCAGCAGCCGCTCGCATCCCGTCATGCGTGCAGGGTGTCGATCCAAGCAGGTCGCCGCATGTTCGGCATCTCTTCTCTTCGCTCGGCCGGTCTGCCGGGGCGGGTTGGTCGTACACAGCTCGGTATGTTTCGCTGCTAGCCCTGCTGGCTCTGCTGTGACGCTCCAGTGCGTCGGAAACTTTATCGCCTTGCTCAGTCATCGTTCGGCTCCAGCTTCAAGTCTCGATCCGCCTCGGCGTTCTGCCGTCTAAGCTCCGCCTGATCGCCAAGGTCGTATCCGTCCTGGCTACGCGTGAAGACGTCAGGGGTGAGCGGCTTCGGGGCTTGCATGTCGGACCAGAGACACATCGCTGCGACACCTGCCGCGACAAGGCAGCACCACCACGCTACGGTTCGTACGGTTATCACGGTTTTCATTTGGGTTCTCCGTTAGGGGCGATCGTTTTCGCACTCAAAACACAGCGATGCATTCCCTCCACAGCATCTAGTGCAGCATCGCTTTCCGCACTCAGGGCATTCATAAAGAACAGGCGCGTCGGTTGGCGGCTCCTGCCCGCACGCATCGCATAGGTCTGGCTTACTTGCCATCGTCACGCTCCTGGTTTTTCATTCTGGGGGATCCTGGTTGGGGGTTGGGGATGTTTGTTTCACAAGTCGCGGAAGCACTCGCTCAATCAACGGCAAGAGTTCCAGCACATGATCACAATCGTCCTGAGTCATATTACGCGGCACCGTCAACACGAAGTTGCCGCTAGTCAACGTACTGGCCCACTGGGCTAGCTCCTGCATCATTCATCTCCATCGGGCGGGGTGGGGTTAGTTCTTCCGAAAGCTCCCGGGGTAAGCCCAGGCTCGAATATCGGCGGCACCCAATCCTTGCGCCGAATCTTCCGCGAGGCTTTCCGCTTACGTCGTTGCGCCTTGGTTCTTTTCATGTCAACACGTACACCCGGCTATGACCTTCCCAGTCGATCAATCCAGCCGCGAACAATTCCTGCTTTGCTCGATAGATCGAACGTGTTCCCGCGCCAAGGGCTTTCGCCATCCGCACCACCGTCTCGCCTCCACCGTTCGCCAACAGATACCCGTAGAGCAGTTTCGCAGTCGGCCCCATATCTCGGCGAGCCAACACGCGGCCGGGAATTGTCGAGAACACTTCGCTCATTTTACCGTCCGAGAATACACGTTAGCTGGTCGGGGTTAGGGCGGCGTCGCACCAGTCCAGTTCGTTCTCCGCCTTTTCTCTTCGCGCAAGAACATCGCACAGGTTCAGGTACCGCTTTCGACGGTATTGATCCTCGCCATCGGGCACGGCGGGGAAGTCTCGCGTTGCCTCCAGTAGTGCAATCGCGCTCACGCCTATACGCCCAACGTATCCTCGCTGCCTACAAACGGAGAACACAATCGTACCATGTCGAGGCCCCATGTTGATCGAATGATCTTCCCGCTGATCTCCAAACGCCGCATAGTTCTTGATTCCGATATACCCCTTTAGCAACGTTTCGTCGGGATCGTTCTGTATTCCTGCTATGGCGTCTTCGATCGCCTTGGCTCGCGAGTCGCCACCGCGCTTTGAGGTTCCTTTATCGGGGCACCCACTCACGACGATCTGCCTCAAGCCGTCTTTCAGTTCGTTCAAATTGTCCATTTCAATTCTCCAAGGCCCGGTAATACACGTTATGAAGTATTCGATTATGGGACTTCGTGCAATATGCGTTCCAAAGTGACCGCTATCCTGGCTAGCAGGACATTGGTGAGCAGTGGGACGTCCCTTGCGTCAAAGGGGTAGCTTCCTTCAATCTCGCCACCACTGAGTACGTCTTCCGCCGCACACAGGGTTTCCTCAGCCCGTTCTATTCGTGTCAGTTCTTTCTCTGCCATCACTACTCCTCTGGGTACGTTATGAAGTATTCGATTATCGGTCGTCTACCCACTTGTCGCGTGGGATATTCAAGTCAATCGGAAATCTGCTACCGCCCTCGTTTCCGTTTCTGCGATTCCACACACGATGCCCCGCCGCTACCCAGGTCGTCTCCGCGTTGCGCATTTGCCGTGAATCAGCAAAAACGACAATGGTGTTATTAGTACACATGCCTGGCTTCACGGCTGCGACAATTTGACAGCCCGCCTTCCGGGCTACATCACATAGTTCGGAAAGGTTGTGGTCACCGAAACACTCTACCCAGCGTTGGTATTTACGTTTACTCATCACCGTTCTCCGGGGGTGGAAGCGCCTTGATGATGCGAACATTCTCCGCGTTCACCTGCTTCAGCGCATCGCAATACCTAAGAAGTTTCCGATAGGCTGCGCTCAGCCTGATCGCGCTCATACGCCCCCTTGCTGGCGGGTCGGCAGAAGTACAACTCATCCTTCGTTCTCCGGGGGAGGGGCGGGGGCTACCGCCCTGTCTGCACGCTACACTTGAGCTTGCTTACCATTTCGGTCAGGTTGGCTTCGACAGCCATCTGGATACCCTTGGAGATTTGGCTGTTTGCCGCTTTGACGGCATCCTCCATAGCGATCTTGATATTGAACGCGAGGTGAGCGTTGATTAAGTACATGACTCGCGTGTCCTTACTAGACCATCCAGAAGAATATTCTCCCTTCGGTTTCCCTTGATGGTCCACCGGCTGCATCATGTATTCTTCGGCTTTCTTGACAATGTACTCGGTGATCGTAAACGGTTCGCCCTGCTTTTCGCCCCATCGATTAGAGTCCTGCAAACACAGGTCTTCGATGTACTTGGTCACGTTTGGAAGCAGGTGCTTTTCGGCGAGCGCTTCAATCGTATCAGTGATCCGCTTCTCGATATGCTCCTGCAAGTGCTGGTTGAATTCCGTCTCGTGGCCACATTCGCCATCCTCGTCTTGTTCAAACATCTTGTTGTGCAGCACCTGCTCGGCAATGCACTCAACGACGCGATCCTTGATTTCGTTTTCTTTGAATCCGAGAGAGTCAAGGTCAATGTTCATTTGGTTCCTTTCGTTTGGTTCCGATAAGATTTGTTATGTCCTATTCGATTATCGGAGCCCCCACCACCAAGCGCCGTCTCGCTCTACTTGGTTTCCACTACAGAAACCGGCGAAACTACACAAGCCGTCCTGGAAACTGCTCGAACGCTTGGTGGTGGTTTCGACTCCGGGGCCTCACAAAACAACCACTTCCGCCCTTGGCACGATTGACAGACGTCGTACTTGCCGTCGAACGTCACGTCCTTGCCTGTGCCGTCGCACGCCCAACACTCAAGTTTCACGCCGCGACGCCTTCTAGGTCTTAAGTTGGCCACCGTGGTCTCTCGCACACCGTATGTCCCGCGAATTAGCCAACGACAATTCGTTAGCCGCCCGCTGTAATTCTATATTCAGCAGTTCGATTTCCGCACGGGCGGCAATGAGTGATTCGGCAAGCCGTCCTTCATATTGACCGGCGCGGCGCTTGGCAATTCTGGCCAACTTTTCACCAGAAAACTGTTGCCCGTCCTCGACTAAGCCTTCATCCTCTAAACGTAATTCTTCTTCGGTCGGTTGATTCGGTTTCTCACCCATCTCGACTCCTCTTTGTTATTCCTACGAGGTTATCGGGCCTTTGTACCGCCGCAACGATCCTGAATCATCAGCGCAAAATTTGCTACGTCTGCGGCTTCGCGTGCGATGCGATGAATATCATTCCTTTTCAGATGTATGCCCACGTCCGTATCGAAGTCTGCCTTGGCTGCCTCACACGACATTCGCAGTTCGGCGACCTCCTCGCCTAAACGGGAGAACAAATACTCTAAGTCGCATTCGTCCCAAACGCCCTTGTATGCGTTGTCTCTGAGCTTGCTGGTCATGCGTTTCGCGAACCTTCGTACTGCTTCGGGTATCGTTGCCATCACGCCTCCTAGGGCTGCTTGTCTTTGCGGGCCGCCTCGCAACACGATGGGCAGAACGGCTCACCGTACGGATCGGCACTCAAAATTTCTGCCTGCTCTATCGGTACTGTTTTACCGCACGAGCACGTATACATAGAGCACCGCTTGACCCCATCCCAACTGATCCGGTCAGACAGCAGTTCAGCCCGCGCCTCGCCAAGCTCGACAGGATCAGGTATTTCCATTGCGTCCATCACAATCTCCAAACAGGCCGATGGTGACGCCGCCATATGCGGATTCGACCGGGCTTCGGCCACACCTTTTAACGCCACCGCCAGCCGTTAGTCTTGCTCCAGGGCGGCTACGGCAAGCTTCACGCCAATCAATTCAAACCGAAACGCCTGTGTCTGCGCCTTGTGGGTCGCGTGTTTCCGGCCACGCAACTGGCTGATTACTTGTCGCAATTCGTCACGCGAACATCGAAGGCAATCCAAGAACGCCTCCCGCAGCAAATCATCGTCCGCCAATATCTCAGCCTCAGTCAACTTTGCCATCGGCGGACTCCAGCTCGATGAGGGCGAGAATGTCGTTTACCAGCACCGCACGATCTCCCTGTACTGTCGCGTGACACGGCAAGGCGTACGCTTTCTTGAGCCACTTCACCCTCCCGAACTTCTCGCCGTTCGCTTGGCCTGCTTCAAAAGTCAGTCGATCCATATCCCATCGACCGCTTCCCTGAGCAACCGCACTGCGATAGTCCGCCATGTACGCCTTGAACCCATCGAACCCCGTCGCCTCGGGGACCGCCTCCTGCTTGGGACGCTTGAGGGCTAGGATGCGCCGGATGTTTTGGCCTAATGTTCGATTGTACGCACCCGGCTGGCCCAGCACTGCCGCCGCCTCATCGAACGCCTCATCCCGCACCTCGTCACGGCTCTTGCGGTTGCTGGCGAGGGCGGCTTGCCAACCGTTATACGCAGCATGAACAGTGCCAATATCAGGGCTTGTCCCTGCAAAGTGTTTCGTCTTCCACGCCTCAAACGCCGCGTCGTCGGGGTCGGAGCACATGGTATCAATGGCCGCTTCAAGGGCAGCTCCGTCCGCGTCGGCGGGCGGGGCGGGCTCTTCTCGGTCACGTAATTCATGGTACAGCGTATTGAGGCGACCTTTGTCCACGTTAGGCACTGCGCCATGAAATCCGCGCACGTATTCGAGCTTGGCCATCTCTTCCAGCCGCTCCACCTGTTTCGATAGTTCGCTCATCGCTTGGCCTTTCGTTTCTTCGCTGCACCCTTTATAGTCTTGGCGACCTTGGCATAGGTCGGCGACGCGCGAACCATCGCGGCCAGTGCCGACGAAGCCGACCGGTCATCGATCGAGCTGATGAACTCGCAAACGTCCAGTACGTCTGCATACTTCCCGTCGTCCGTGTCTCGTCTCAAGTTGATGTTGTTTAACATACCCTAGCTTACTCCATGTATCACGGTGGTGCAAGTGCAATCCGAAGATAATCTTGCCGCCTCTTTATCTCGCACCCTTCCACCGCTTGAGCAGGCGATCAATCTCGCTGTCGTGCGACTTCATCGCGTCAAGGCCCGCAGCGGTCATGCCGCAATTCGAGTCTTTGGTGTACCAGATCGACATTTTCTCAGGCCATGTCCACTTGAAGGCGATGCGTACCTCGTTGCAGGTGAACGCTTCGGTTACCTTCATGGTGACGACGCCGGAGGGCTTCGCCGACACGCGGCTCACAAAGTTCTCGTGCCCGCTGGTCAGCCCGAATTGACGATGGAGCATGGTGAGCACTGCCGTAGCCCGAAGCTCTCCCATCGTCTCGCCAAGCTCTTCCGGCTTCACCGGGGCAGGGCCGAGGGTTCCCTCGTTTTCCCAAAACCGCTGGTTGATGAACTTGGAAACATGCTCGACATATTGAATGTTTCCCGCCGCACGCTGCACGACCACGCCTCTATGATTGTTCCGCCGTTCGCACCACCCATGCAGGTCGGCCACCGTCTCGCCGTCGTCTTGCGCCTGGAGCCACGCCTTATAGGCTAGCGACTTGGCACCCGTCCGGGTGGACACCTTCCAGCACGCCTCGAAGTCTGGCGGGTAGTCGATTTTCCTGCTACGTTTCGCCATCGGTTTCCTTTCGGTAGGCGGCGAGCTTCGGCGATATTACGCACCAAGTACATTCACCACACGCCGGACCAATTCTGCCTCGTCTATGGTTTACGCAAACCTCCTCTTCGCCTTCCACCGCCGCCGCCAGCGCTTCGGCTCGGTCGTGGAGGGCTAGGAGGAGGTGTACGTCCACCGAATTAGCAGCGATGAACGCGCAGTCCGCCGTCGCCTGAATCTCGCTAGGGCGCTTAGCGTATTTGCCCCCGCGAGGTTGCGGCAATCCTTTTGAAACAACATTCTTGCGCTTAGTGCAGTTGGGCTGCGCGGGGTTCGACGGGGCTGGCGAATGAATATTGACGCCACATTCGGTCTCGACCACTTTCCACGGGCCAGGGCTGGCGGCCTCCAACCGTTTCCGTATCTCCGCGATCCGCTCAGCTCGGCTCTGCTCGCTCATCGTTCATCCTTTCGCGGCGGGGTTAGAGGCAGCATACTCGTCACGCTCTGTTTGCGTGAGTCCTCCAGGGTAGCCGCCGGGCCGTAACCTTCGTTCCTTCATAATGGCTCTGCATTCCTCGCATATCCTCGGGCTGGCTCCGTTCTTGTAGACGACCGGAGTAAACGCCACGCCACAATATTCACAGTGACGATCGGGTCCGTAGTTGGCCTCGACCTTGCCGGTGCCGGAACATGCTTTACAATCAGCCCAACCTTTCATCGCCGTTTCCTTTCGCTGAAATTAGGGGGCTACGCGCCGAAGTCGCCTGCCGTCGCCCAGTACAACCGCTTGAGCCAATCAAGAACTTGGACGTGCTCGCAACCGGCGTCCAGCATTTCGACAGCGATACAGTAGAACGTGTCGGCAGATTTCTCGCCGCCACCTTCGCCAAAAATCTCATCAATCTTCATCTTCATCACAACGGATAAGTCGCAAACGTCATCCATAATTTCCCTTTCGACCAAATTTGGGTTGGGTGCTACAAGCGCACGCATTCCTTTGGCATTCTACGCTGCCTGTTCGATACTCGCAGTTCGCAGCAACAGTCCTGGCCGTCTCCATGACAGCCCATCGTTGGCATTTAGATTACAGTCGTCAGTCTTTCGACGCTCGGCGGCGATTGCGTATGCCGGATGAACCAGGACGTATGCGTTACGCAGGATCGACTACCTGCCCGTTGCCTGGAATTAAGCCTACCGATTTTTGGTGCCAATCCGGGGGCGTGCCCGGCCATTATTGACGACTTGCCTTGCATCCGTGAACTCGTCACGGCGTGCTGTTCCCCGTTTGTTCGGTCCGAGAGACGGGGATTGCACTCTCGCTGTTGTGTGAATTGTTTGGACATTTTTGGGCTATCGCCAATCCTTCGCGTCTTCCATCAAGGCATCAAACTCTCGCTGTGCTTCTGTGCTGAGGCTCGTTAGGAACTGATGCGAGAACGCCTCAAGACGCTCTACCGGTGTTCCTTGGCGATTGAACACGAACGCATGAAGACGCCTCAGGAGGTCTCTGAGAGGCTGTGACACGAGTTGCGTCTTGCAGCCACGCACTCGGTCCATCTCGTCTTGCGAACAAACAGGGATCGCGTCGGGGTGTTCTTCGAGATACTGGCTGACGATGTACTCGTTGGCGTCCGCCGAGGGGTGCGATACATATTGCGTGTCTGGCGTACCCCTCTTGAGCGCTTCGTAGAGTTCCGGGGTTTTGCCTGCGGTCTCCCACAGTCTCGCCGCCGCATACGTGACTTCGAAATTGCTGGCCATGCCTCTGTCGCGGTCCAGTTTGATTCGGCCTGGAGAGAAGTTGTAACCGAAGCCCAGCCCCTCGATTTCGCACACGAACAGACCGCTCACGAACACGCGGCCCCTCAAGTATTCTTCGTAGAGGATGCGGTTGTCGTCAACGTCTCGCAGGTAGTTCTCGTTGATCTTACCGATGTCGTCCGCTGTCACGTCGGTGATGTAGAAAAATACGCCGTCCTTCGGGTTCTGGTCTTCGCTGATCGTCACCGTCAACAAGTGCTCTTGGTACTCATCGCTGTACTCAAACGACGGCTTCCAAATTGTGCCGTTGTTGCGGATCGTTACAGCGTATTGCAGCCGAGTCAGAACGAGTAGGGCCAGCTTGAAGCCCTCCCCGAATTGGCCAATCATCTTCGCGTTGTCGCGCTTGCTGCTCATGCCAAGCAATAGGCAACGCGGCTCTAGCCTGCAATTCGTTGTGCCGATGCACAACTCGTAGTCTTGATTGCCGCCCTCGTAATCGAAAACCTGTTCGCAATTCTTGTCGGCCGCGCACTGGTCGATCGAGTTCTGTAGAAGTTCTCGGCACGCTTCCCACAGACCCCACGACATGACGTACTCGGGCGAGAGGGAGAGGGTGTACTTCTTGGGCTCCATCATTTGCCTCCGCGCATAAAAATGCCGCCCAACGCGCCCGGCTCATCACAGCCATAACGTCGGGACGGCAAGTATTGGATTTGGTTGTTGTGATGATTGGGCATATCGCCACGTTACCTAGTTAGTTTTCTCATGTCAAGCCTCTGGAAAACTTCAGAATGGAATGCTGTCGTCGCTTGGCACCACGGCCAGCGGCGTATCAAAATCCGGCAAAGCCATCGTTTGTCACGGGGTCCGCTGGCGGCGGCGATTGGTCTCGCGGCACCTGAAAACGAAGGCTGAGATAGTTCTTGCCGTCGCTACCCGTCTGAATCCAGCCAGCCATTTCGAGCTGTTTACCGTCGATATTGCAGTCGCCGCGAAAGTCGGGCGTTTTATCGTCCGGCTTCTTGAATTGGTTCTTGCGAAAGAATCCCGTATTCTCGCTAGTCACGTCCTGTCTTGGCATAATTGTCCTCCTTAGAAGCCTGCGAAATCACCTCTGTTTGTGTCGGGGGCCGCGCCCTCGCCCGTCTTCTTCTTGCGATCCATCGCACCTTCGGCGTCGTCGTCCTTATCGGTCATCAAGCCGAATATTGCAGCCAGGCCGTAGCGTCGAGCGTACGTCACGCAAGATCCGGTGGCTTGCGGCGACGCCTTGTCCAGTGTCCAGGTCATCGTGCCGCTAATCCACTGCTGCGACTCGGCGTGCATGACAACAGTCGTAAGACTCAGCGTTCCGCGCTCTGACTCTTTGCCTGGCTGAATGATGAACAAGCCATGCTCGAACATCGTGTCGTGAATGTGTTCCCAAACCGTCAACAGATCGGCATACTTGCTCTTGAAGAATGGGTTGTCCGATTTCTTCGGAGCCGGACCGAGCTTCTTCTGGATCTCGAACATGGCCGGGACGACCTTATCTATTTTCTCGCTATGCTGCATTGCCATACTTCTCCTTCAATCTCAGGACATCCTGATACCACCGTCGACCGAACGCCAGCATTTCCGGCGTATAGCGCACTCGCCACGTCACCGGCACGCCGTCGTCATCGTGGGCCGTTTTGCTCACGACGATGTTGAAAAAATCGCGCGGCACAATATCCGTCGCCGACGCATACAGGTCACAATAGAACGCCGCCTGCGAGGCGTAGCCGTACTTGACGATCGACTCGTTGAACATCACAGCGTCGAGCATCGAGGTCGTCTTAATGTCGCCGATGACAACCTCGCCATCCTGTGGCAGCTCAAGATCGAGCATGCCCTTGCATAGCACGCCGTCTAGTTCGGCGATAACCACAACCTGGGCCTTTCGCTCGCACGCGAAAAACGCGCCTGTCTCTTTGGACTTGGTCAACGCATCGCCACGTCGCTGTGCCGCTCGGTGATTCTCGAATCGCACGGCCTCATACGCCACGCTGCCTTGTTTCTTTTGCTGTGCTAGTTTCCACGCCTTGCCGAGATCGGTATTGAACTTGTGCTTCTGGTGGCCCTCTTCGTCGCGATCGTCGGGCAATGTGAAATACCGAAGGGCGTACGACGTCGGGTCCAACGCGAATAGCTCGGCGAGGTTGCCAGCCTGGGCGTTGGCGCTACTGATCTTGCGCTTGACATCGCACGCGGCGAATTCCTGCAAGTCGCTGTGGCAGACGTAGGGCAATGCTCGGTATTCCGAGTCAGTTATATTGCGATGGACGCCCGGCCCGTAGGCCGCGAGCGCGGCGTCGGGTTTTGTTGCTAGTGCCTCAGTCATTGTCCTAGTCCTTCTGCTTTCAGTAGCGCTGCTCGTGCCACGTTGCGTGCGTTAGCATCGTTCCTGTTCAACATGCCCTGAAGGGCAGCGTACAAATCCTCGGCGGCGTCGCGCTTCAGTTGCCATGCGGCCTCGTTTGCGCACTGCGTTATGGTTTGAACGCCAAGCGGTCCGCCATCATTTTCCATTGATTCATCCCCTAAACAGCCCCGCCGCCCGGCACAATCCGTTGAGCCATCTCCGTATCCGGGCGATTGACGCTGCTCCCATCGACGCTACGTCTTGTTCGCTGTACTCTCGACGCTTCCAGTATTGGCCGGTGATGATGAGGGGGGCTGGGCTTGAGCCAATACTTGTGCAATCCGTACTTCGATGCACTTCCCCCATACTGATTCGTCGAGGTTGCACTGGATCTCTTCGAGCAGCTCCTTCATCTTTTCCGCCGCCATAAAGTTGTAGGCGTGCTGGCGTGCATCTGCCGGGCTTTCTCCGTACACCACTGCGACCGTCCTGCCCGTTGGCGTGCGAATGGCACGGTAGTATCCACAGGGCTCTAGCCTCCACTCGCCGTCCGCCATAACATTCCTCCTTCACGACTTTTGAATATCTTCCTCGATCACTTCCGGATCTACTCCGATGTCTCCGGCTACCTGCTGGAGGATTGTTTGCGCGGAGGGCTTGGGCTCCAGTTGGGCGAGGGCTTCGTTTATGGTTCGCAAGCTACGCCGCACAGACTTGACGCTCATCGGTTCTTCTACTGAACTGGCCTGCTGTAGCCAGTCGCGAACCTTTGTCAACGCCTCCACAAGCGGCCCGTGGGCGTTGACGGCTTTGGTGATTGCCATAGCGTACGCCAGTGGGTTGGGACCGAGCAGACTTGCGACCATAGCGCCATCTTCGGTGTGAATTGAGATGTTGCGTTCATCTCGCTTCGCAACAGTCAGCACGGGCAAATATCCATCCCAGACAGCAAAGCGTGGCGGCTCAGGAGCGTCGTCGATCACGTGGGGCACCCGGCTATGTTTCGCATCGCTCATCGGTTCCTCCTCAACAAGCGCCTCGTGATACCGGTCGCCGCCGTCCGCAGGGTTCTCGGGTCTATCGCCAGGCGGCTCTCGGCCATCCCAATCGGGCGAAAGGTTGCTGGGTACGCGGGTCATTTCAATTCCTCCTGGGCCGCACACGTATCACTGTGGCCCAACTCGGGCCAGCCCTGTGCGACGCAATCGCATTCCGGTGCCGGGTCATTGCCGTTGGTCATGGTTGGGCTCCGGGGGCTGGTCTTTGTCCGGGGTGAAAACAAGTGTGATCGGCTCTGATATTTCAGGCTCCCATTCCATTTCACCATCGAGGTCGCCATCGTCAAATCTTTCGACGGCCCTAGATTTCACAGCTCCGAATAGGGCATCCTTGACCTCTTCCACCGTCAGCTCATACCTGATCTGCTTTTTCATATCCATTCCTCCATACACGCGAGCGACACAGACCGAACATCGGCCAACTTGCGGAACGATTCAAGTGCCAACAAATATTTAATGCCGCCGCGTGCTTAATGGGCTCAATTTCCAGCTTTGGCCTCGGCGATGGCTACTGATAGCGGGCTTTTCACGGGTGTCCGTGCCGCAATCTCATCAGTAACGCGTTCGTGGATCACTCGCAGCACGAGTCTTGCTTGGTTCAGGCTCATCGTTTCGTGGTGCCTCGTGTTGAGCTGGATGTTTTTCAGCAAGTCTATCATTCGATCACTCCTGCAATGGGCTCAATAGGACACGTAGCGGCCTCTGGAAGCCGCAACAGCCACCAGAACCTCTCGGCGGTCCGTGCCAAGAGGCCCGAGAGTGAAGCCGCCACGCATCCGTAGGTCGGCGAAGCTGGGCACGGCTCGGGCCGTTTGCCGCCCTTTACCCACGCCACCGCCAACCACTGTTATTGTCCGTGGCCGGTGCTAAACCCCTACCCATCACCAGCTCCCAGCCACGTTAGGCCGTTGGCGGACGCTTGGCCTTCGTGTTAGCGCCGATACTATCAGCCGCCACTGATCACGGACAAACTGCGGTAGGCCGGGAATCGAACCCGGCTGCCTAGTTGCACTACGTCTTTCGACGCACCGAATCTGCTTCCAAGAGCAGTGGTCGGACACCCGCACGCTCACCTTCCGTGCTGCTACCGCACACCCGGCCGAAGCCGGCGTATCAAAGGCCCACCGTCGCTGCCCGTCACGTCCTTACTCGGGATTTCGGTCTTTTGACGTCCACGACGGGGACCACGCTCACCCGATGACCGGGCTGAGAGAATCGAAAAAATAACCCGCCGGATTGCACCCACCCGGATACAAGTACAATCCATGCTCTCGCCGGGATGGAGTGGCGGGCGTAAAAACGCCCCGGCTGGCGACAGGCAATGGTAGTAACCTACACAGCACGGGGCGTTAAAGCCTAAGTGAGATGATCTACCATTGTTCATCGCGTCTCAAATATACCCCACAAAATCCCGCCAAGCAAGTATATTCTCAAAATTGATGTAAAGTCTTACAGGGCAAGGAGTTAGGGCTTCGACAAGGCGATCGGCTTCGGCTTCCCATGCCCCAGGTATTCGACCGCCACCATCTGGGCCTGGCCGTTCGATTCCAACATGAGCATCTTCACCGGCGATTCGACCGCACGGACGTTCTCGCTGCTGTATGCCCTGGCGGCATCCATAGCAGCCAGCCAGCGGTCCTGACAGCCTATAACGATCTGCCAGCCGCCTACCATGAAAAGGAACATGCCGTCAGGAGGAGCTCTTAGCGGGCCCATGTCCCAGTGCCACATCAGTAGCCGACGATCTCGTTGTTCTCGACGGCCTGCATGCCGATTGGCGGACCGGAGGCTCCTGCTGCGGGCGTAGCCGAAACCCCAAACGTCCACCCGGTGCCGTTGTGCCCCCGCATATGCGGATTCACCACGTTACTGCCATCCAGCGTGATATAGCCTAAGAGATTGTCGCCCTGAATAAGTTCCGGCGGCGTGCCCGCGAGGATGGCGAGCATCTCGTTGTCCTTGATATTTATGTCCCAGATCGCCACCCAGGCGATGTTGCCGTCAAAGCGCCCCGTGCCACCGGCTACTGACGGAAGGTCGGCAATGACCTGATCGACAGCCGCGCCGCCCGTCGGGTCCGCTACGCTCGTGGTGTCGCTGCCCTGTGTTATTCCCGCAGAACTGAGAAACTCTCCGAAGATCGCCGTGCGTGACGTGTCGCCGTTGAATACGGCTGCCGCCAGGTTCCACTTGGTTTCGTCGTAGATCGAGAAAGCCACAGCAGAAGATGTTGTGGTTGTGGGACCGGCGCGACCAACCGTTACACTTTTTTTGGCGATGATTTGGATCGACGGATCATCCGGCTGCGGATCTTCAAAGGTATTGTTCATTTCCAGAGAATAGAAACCGTCGCCACCGACTCGCGGTGCCCCGAGCCGAAACGCCGCGTAAAGACCTGACGTCTGAGTCACGCTGTTACTTCCGTTGAAAGCGCAGGCTATCGTCATGGGCTCCGCGTATACGGGCGGCGCCACATTGTCTAGGAAGAAGTCGTCTGTCGAACCGTTAAAGGCGACGCTCGGCATTAGACCCACCTCAAGTACGGTCGCACCACACTATCGACGGCAAACGTGCTGGCAAGCTCGAAGGTCAGTCGGCAGACCATAAGCGTACTCACGGCAGGCACGGTCCCGAATGTGTGTGAAGCCTGGAACAGCCGGAATACGTCTGTACCCGCCCCCGTCGTGATTGTCTCTGTGCCCTCGTTGACGAACGTCACGGCATCCAGGTCGGCGTCCTCCGCGTACTCTTCGTGATCCAGCGTGACGATGAGCGTCTCCCCGGTCCCCGGTTCCGTTACCGGCACGCATTCAAGAAGCATCTCCAGGGTTCCGGCAGGGAACTTGTCGGGCATGCGCCACGCACAATAAACCTCCAAGTCGGCTGCGAATGATGCAACCACGTAGATGCCCGGAAAGAACTGCACGCCTGACGTCGGCCGAGCGTCGCCCCGCGATATGTTGCCGGTCGTGTTGTTGATCCGCGTCCAGAGCGGAGGAAGGGGCGGGAAGTAGACGCCGGGGATTGCGCCCCACGCCGCCGTAGTTCCATCTGCCGTCAATATCTGGTCGGCTGTACCAATGGCGAGATTCTGATGCGCTGGCGTAGCGTTGCCGAGGATAATTGAGCCTTCGACCGGAGTAACGCCGCCAACGACGTCGCCATCGCTATTAAATTTTGCTGTCGTCTCGGCTACACCTGGGTCGGTTCCCGTAATCAACGTTCCATCGCTACCCGACTTCAACGCCGCCGCAATGTCGGTGATGGCGTCAATACTGTCAGCGGACATCGCGGGCGTGTTGATGGTCGGGCTGGTCAGCGTCTTATTTGTCAGTGTTTGGATGAAGTCAGCGAATACGAATACGTCATTGCCCAGCAAAAGCGGCAGCGTGATATTGCGATCGGCCGCAAGTTCATTGACTAGGATAACGTACTGATGGTCGGAACTGGTATCGTTGAACCGTGGCGGGAACGCTGGCGACGTCGCAGCCAGGTCGCCGTTAGCGTTGTAGGCTGTGACTACGCCTGCTGTGCCAGCGCCGCCGACCACGACGACCGTAGTGGTGCCCGTAATGGCCGTTACGTCCGAGAGGTCAGTCAGAGATTCGGCACCGCCGCCCGCGTCTGCAGGTTCCCATTGGTTGGTCGTCGTGTTGTACGTCAAGACTTGCGTGTTGGTCGGCGCAGTCGTGGCCGTATCGACGTCTTTGAGGTCGTTGAGAATCGCAACTCCGCCGCCGCCGTTCAGCGCTAACCACGCCCGCAAGTCCTTACTGAAGACATACGCAACGCCCGAATTGCGTAACACGTCGACCATTACGTCAGCTCGTTAATGTAGTAGCCGAGGATCGTCATAAGAATGTCATCGTCATCGGTTTTCGCATTCACCCACACGCCGGGATTGACCAGGATATTCAACGGAACAGGTGGGAATAACTGATTCTGTTCCAATGCAAACGGAAGCAACGCCTTATCGACCGTTGCAGAATCTTTGTCTGACGCCTCGAATACGGTGATTATAGCATTTGCGCCGCCTCCGGTTACGTCCTTGTCTGCATAGGCAATGATGGAGCTAATGACAAACTGTTTTCCTGGCAACGGCGCATAAAAGTTGTACGCTGTACCAGCAACATCTAACGTGTTGGACTCCGTTTCGTTGTACGCGATAGGCGCAACGACAAGCTCGCCACTGGGTGTGACTCGGGCTCTATTGCCATCGCGTCCGGCTATCTGGATCTCAATCATTACGAGGGAATCTCAAAGTGGGCGTGCAAAATCACTGAGCCTGACGTTGATTCGGTTTCCTGATTGATCTGAATGTATGTACCCTCTCCCAGGATAACGCCTGTCAGATCGTGTACATGATGGCCTGATACGGCGGTCTTTATTCGGTCAATCGTACTGCCGTCGGCGACCGCCGTTTCGTCGGACATGGCGATAACGTTCGCTGTCTTGGATAGAAATACCGTATTGGTATTTACTCCGGGAACCGTGGTTCCTGCTGGCGTGTCCGTGGCGTTCCCAAGGTTGATGTCCCAGGTACAGATAACATTTGAGCCGTTGACAACCAAGCGATCTAGTACCAAGACTCGCGTGTCTGTGTTCTTGACGAACAGAAATGTCTCGCCAGCAACAAGGTCCAACTCGGTGGAATCCCACGTCCAAGCGTTGCCTTCGGCAGATGCGTGCTCTAGCTCCGGCTCCGCAATCGCCCGTGTAACGAGTTGATTTTGATCGTTTACTTCTGCCGTTTTTCCGCTACGGCCGTCTGCAATTTGCATTCCCATAATGGGTCTCCTATTCTAGTTCGTTGCCTGTTACGTCAGGCAAGTCGGTAATGGCCGCCGCCTGAACGGTTAGTTTCTGTAACTCTACTGTCGAAACGCGAATCATATCCAAAATCGCCCGCAACGTATCAATCGGGAACGGTTGGTATGCCATGAATACACTCCAATTAGAACGCACCGAGACGCCGATGAATCCCACCGACTCGTCTTGTGCCGCTAGTTCCGCTGTGGCCGATCGCTCTACCGTGTCCGTGCCCGTACCTACGACCGTCACCGCGTTGCCGGTCGTGCCGATGTTCTTGACGATGTAGCGTCGGCCGGGGTTCGATGCGACGTCTGGAAACGTCACGGTAATCGCCTGCAACGTAGTGTCGCATTCGATGTACGTGTTGGCCGAGGTCAGCGTCGTGTCTTCGGTTATCGTGGTTACGATCCATGTGCCGTCGGTTCCTGTTTCGTCGGTCTTGACAAAAATGCGGCCATCCTCTGGGTTGACCGGGAAGGTATCGCCCATTCCCGCTGCGCCACCTTTGAAAGCCGACTGATCTGTAAATTCTTCGATTGGCATATCACAGCAACTCGGCAAGCACGACCTCAAGATGCCAACGCAGATCGCCCGTAGTTTCCGGGTTCGTCCAATTCGCGACCAGCCAATCACCCCGGAACATCGTGCCCGCTCGCATTTCTAGTTCGTCCAAGCGTACGTTCAGGTTGGCGTTATCGACTCCGAAGTTGATGGATCGGTGGACCTCGAACGCATACGAGCTTATCTCGGTGCCCGCGCCGCCTGCCCCGTCGCCGCCCGTATCAGACAATCGTTGAGCGTGGTCGATTAGGAACGATAAATCCGCCTTTCCGGTGGGCGTTTCAATCGCGGGCGACGTGTTCGGCGCGGCGTACTGGCCGAGAATCGCTTTGTACGACACGAGCACGAACTGCGGAACGTCCATCGTGAACCGCCCGGTATTCTTGAACCGGGCCTCAACGGTCCCCATGTCGCCGCGCCCGCCTTGGGCGAATCGTTTCAGTCGTCCCAGGTTTATCGCCATGTCGAGTCTACCGAACTCCGAGATTCGGGTTGTACGGAAGTATCCTGCCGCCCATGTTGTTCAACGTCGTGACCGTTACCGGGCCGTGGACCTGCGCCCCGCCGTGATCGAACTGCCCATACACGGTCCCGCCCGGCCAGAGATTGAGCGTCGTAACGGTCAGATCGTCGCTGTAGAACTGCGTCAGGTCGAGCACACCGCCAGCCCACACGTTCGCGGTCGTTAGCGCCGTGTGCTTGTAGATGACCAGCCCGCTACCGTTCGGACCACCGCTGACATGCAGCGTCGTAATCAGCTTGTCCTTTTGCAAGAGCGTACCGCCGCAGACATCGGCCCTCGTTATCGTTCAGGTGGAGTCGGTCTTGCCCGCTTTCTGATTGTAGATCGCCAGCGTGTTGGCGTTGCTCTGCATGGTCAGCGATGCGTCGGTGAGCGGATCATCGATGAATCCGACCTCGACGATGGCGCCCGCTGCCCACTTCATCGTACCCGCGCATACGACCTCGCCCCGAGCTACGACCAGTTTGCCCCAGGTGCCCAGGTCGCTCTCCTCGCTGTCGAGGAACGCCTTGCCGGTATTGTTCGCGCACATGATCCGCATCTCGTCGGTTATGAGTGCCGAACCAGCGCCGAGCGAGCAATCATAGTGAAGCTCGCCGGTCCCGTTATGTACCACGAGGTCGGCGGCGATCTTGAGTTCATTCGACGATGCGCCGATGTTGTGCTTGAAACCGGGCGAGATCCAAAGCAAATTCAGGTCGATCGTTCCTTCGTCCAAGTCCTGATCGACGTCCGTTGCCAGCGATTCGGGAATGTACGCCTCGCCGTTGGCTGCCGGGTTCGTGCCGGTCGACCAGTTCGCGTCGGCCCAACTGCGGTCCTGTAGATAGTTCTGTGCCATTGTTAGCTCCTAGTTCCCGAAGTCGGGTACGTCCTGGCTTAGATCGAAGAGGTTTGTGACTGTTACCGCCCCCGACTTGTTGATGGTTCCGCCCCTAAATTTCCACATGGAAGTGACAGCCTTTTCAAATGCGGTCTGATTGAAATCGAGTACGCCACCGAACACATAGCAGGTCGAGAGCGTATTGTCGGACGTCGCCACATTCCATTCGACGGTTCCGCCCGACTGCATAAGCGCGATGCCGCTTCCTCCTGGCCCGTTGAAATTGGCGAAGCCGCCATTGACGATACATTCCAGCGTTCCTGTCGCACGAGACGATACCATGATCCCTGTTCGGATCGTGAAAACGTCGATCTGGTTGGCTGTTCCGCCCGCAGGGTTTTCCAATGCGGTGACTCTCGCCTGCGGGCCATTGACGTGCAAGATGACGACACGCGAACATCCGGCTTCTAACGTCAAGCCGCCAGCACGAACGACGATGGACGCGATGGCATCTGAGCCGCCGTCCGTTATGCGCATGGCGTCCGCGTTGGGTGAGTCAACGATAATCGAACCGGGGACACTCACGCTTGTACTGCCAGCCCAGTGAAACGTGCCCGATCCTTGGTGCAGGATGTACGCTAGCTCGCTGGCGGACGCATTGATTCGCTGCGACCACGGGTTGCCCTGCTCGCCGATATTCCCGCTATACTCAGGCTTCACCCAGATGCGTGACAGGCTCGTGGTATTGACGGCACCCTTGACGTCTACCTGGCTAGTCCCGTCGAATACCGCAGTGTCAGCACCGGCCGGAGCCGATCCTTCGGACCAAGATCCCGCCGCTGCCGGGTCGCCGTCGTTGCTGATCCATCTATTGAGTCCCATCGTTTCGCGCCTTTCGTTCAATCGGTCCGTGACACGCTTCGTCGGAAACGGACGGGTCCAGTCTGGTTCGCCCGCGAACGTCATGGACGCGAGCAGGAATACCAGCGGCCAACGTAGTTTGTTCATGTCGTGTATCCATCATTGAAGAGCCAAAAACGCTTCGTCTAGCGCAGTAGCAAATACCCGCAAGACGTTTTCATCCTGCCCGGCACTGCGGGTATCAAAATGGGCGAGAGATTGAGCGCTCCATCCCAGCTTGTTTCGTGCGGCAACGAGGAACGCTGCCCACACCTCGGCTATCCCCAATGGCTCATCGTTGACAAGGCTCACTGA